CGTAATAGATGTGGCGATGGTTGATACAGAATCTAGATATCGTGAAGCCTTTGAGGATAAGTATTGGGAGAGGCCATCAATATCGTGGACTAAACTATCATTCGACCATGATATTCCGGAATCTACATTATATAGATTACGATCTATATTTATAAATAAGATTGCTGAGAGTTTAGGCATGCAGTAGATAAATTGGTAGAAAATTGGTAAAATTTAGGGGGTAAAACGTGATATTATGGTATAGTGCGAGAAATATAACGCTTGTTCCTTGCTGGTTCAAATTCAGCCTTCGGGCTATTTTTTTTGTTCTGGTTGGGCATCTAAAAAAAGGAGTGGGGTTAATGCGAGTATCCATGCAGGATTGGACAAATGAAGATGCATTAGTCCTGCTCTCTGGATGGGCAAGAAGCGGACTCACGTTCGAACAGATAGCGGGAAACATGGGGATCTCACGTAACACGTTGCAGAACTGGAGAAAGAAGTCGCGTGAGATTCATGAAGCTCTCCGAGTGTCCAAAGAAATAGCTGATTGCCATGTTGAGAACGCCATGTTCAAGAGTGCGATTGGCTTTTATTATAAAGAGCAAGTGGTAACTAACAAGGGTGAGGTCGTGTGGGTGGAAAAGTATGAGAAGCCCAATACGACAGCTCAGATATTTTACTTGAAGAATCGTAAGCCTAGCGTATGGACAGACCGACGCGAGATTAAGCACGAAGCGAAGATAGAGAATGTAGAGTATATCGCGGAGTGGGGGAAAAATGAGTAATTTGATATAATTAGTACATGGAAAAAGAGAAGAAGTTTTCCCCTGTAAAAAGGATATATAAAGGTGTAGTTAAATTTTGTCAGTACTGTTATAATGCGTTCCGAATTCCTAGTGCATGGGTAAAAAAAGGGGGCGGAAAATTTTGCTCCCTTGAATGTAAAAGTTTATCCCAGCTCAAAGGAAAAGAATTGACATGCAAAACTTGTGGTATTACTTTCTATAAACCTATGTATCGCTTGAATCAAGGCGGAGGAACTTACTGTTCCAATGAGTGTAAATACAATAGAAATCCCCCTTCTGAAAGAATATGCAAACAATGTGATAAGAGTTTTTTGGCACACCAGTGGGAGATAGAGCAAGGAAATGGTATTTATTGTTCTCATAAATGCTTATCACAGAGTAGAATTGTAGAAAGAATTGAACGTGTATGTAAAAATTGTGAGATCAAATTCTATCTTATACCGTGCCTTCTGAAGCGAGATGGTGATGGATCTTTCTGTAGTCGTAAATGCAGATGGAATTATAAAGGACCATCCTCATTAGAAATAGCTGTTGAAAAAGAAATAATAAAGTTAGGTTGGCCGTATGAGATGGAAAAGAAATTTATTACAGGTATGAGGGGTGTAGTTTACTATGCGGACTTCTTTATTCCTCATTTAGACCTTCTTATTGAAGCAGATGGTACCCAGCATAAAACGGTGGAGAAAATAAGAAGGAAAGATATAAAAAGAGACAAGTGGTTTAAAAAGCAAGGATATCAAACCATAAGAGTTCCCGAGGATGATATAAGAGAAGATCCTGAACACGCTCTTCTGTCAAGATTACCAACTTTCCAACTATCGCTATTCGGATAGTTTGTTTATGGGGTGAATGGGGTGAAGGCTAAAATAAAATTATACACACCTCATTCTGCTCAACAAAGACTTCACGCATCACTCAAAAGGTTCATCGTAGTAAGCTGTGGGAGAAGATTTGGGAAAACACTCATGGCCATCAATGAGTTAGTTAAACACGTCTGGGAAAATAAGGGTCAGCGTGGTTATTGGATCGCTCCAGTATATCGCCAGTGCCGTTTAGCGCATAGATTAATTACGCAAGAGTTCGATAATATCGTTAAAAGTTCCACGCTCAATCCTATGGAGATTCATTTAGTTAATGGGAGCGTCATTCAATTCGCTAGTACCGAAAACTCATCAAATATCCGTGGTGACCATGCGCATATCATGGTGATTGATGAAGCGTCTCTAGTACCTGAAGAAGCATGGACGAATGTTTTGAGGCCGATGCTCTCAGATACTGGCGGACGTGCTATAATTATATCAACTCCACGGGGAATCAACTCTTGGTTCCATACTTTATTCACTCGAGGCCAAGACCCAGAGTACCCAGACTACGCATCATTCAAATTCCCCACATCCGCTAATCCATACATACCGCCCACAGAAATAGAAGAAGTACGTAGCACACTTCCCTCAGACGTATTTAAACAAGAGTATCTCGCAGAGTTCCTAGAAGATGGTGGCCAAGTGTTCCGTAACGTTATGTCATGCGTGAAAGACACACTGGAGGTGCCTATAAGTGGCCGATCCTATACTTGTTCTTGGGATATTGCTAAGCATACCGATTTTTCTGCTGTTGTCGTCATGGAAAATTCTACTGGACGAGTTGTTGCAATGGATCGATTCAATCGAGTAGACTACAGCTTGCAAGTAAAGCGCGTGGAAACAATGGCGCGTAAATACAATAACGCTAAGGTGATACTTGACAGTAGTGGTGTGGGAGATCCTATCCTTGAGGCTGTGCAGAAAACAGGGTTAAACGTCGAAGGATATCAATTCACCAACACGAGTAAGCAACAGTTAATTGAACACCTTGCGGTACTGATTGAGAAGCAGGAAATAAGCTATCCGAATGACAAAGTACTCATAAACGAGTTAATGAGCTACCAATACGAGATTACTAGAGCGGGCAACATGAGATATAACGCGCCGTCTGGACAAAATGACGACTGTGTAATTGCACTAGCTCTAGCATCGTGGGGAGCGAAGCACGGAAGTATACCACAAGTGAGGTGGTTATAATCATAGGATGGGTGCGGCAGACTGTGGAGGTGATCGGATGTCTGATCTAAAAGAGCTATGGGAAGCCATCTGCGAGATGAAATGGGTATTGCTTATTGCCTTAGTATTGTGCATATTCAGTTTTTATGGTGAGCTATATATATTCAAGATGAAGGCAGAAATTGTAAAGGAAGCGATAAAGTCATGAATCAATTATTTGAGGCACTATGTAGTATATTAATAGCAGTAGCATGCGTGTTTCCTTTGATTTATCTAAATCATTTATGGTTGTCGTATCGTCAGTTTCGTTACTATCGGGGATATTCTTATAAAGAATTAACATTTAGAAAATACTTGAAAAATGTATATTTTGGGTAGGTGAGCGGATGGAAGAACTAAGTAGAAAAGAAGTGTTAGAAGAATTAGAGAGCACCCAGGATGAACTACGGAAGAAGTATACAATATTATTTTTAGAAGAGTTGCTGAAAAGAGCTGTAGAAGATGGATTCTATGTGAAAAATTGTAAAGAATCTATTAGTCATGAACATAAAATAACATTTGAACTAATATCCGATAAAGCATACATAATCGAGGAATTCTACAAACGGCCTTGGTGGAAATTTTGGGAGAGGTGAGCGGATGAGATCATTGTTTGTGTCCTTCACAGGAACAGTCTTAAGATTTAGTATATTTTCAGTTATATTCTGGGGTGTGTACAAGTGGATGGTGAGGTGATCGGATGGACATAAGTCCAGTTATAAGTAAGGATAAAGTTGATGCGTTGCTGAAGGATCTTTCAAATGCTATGTATGATGAGAAGATAATAATAACTAGTGTCGATCGAGAAAGTGTAACGAAAGAAGTAGAATCATTAAATAGATGTGTAAAGCTTACTATAGAATACGAATTGAAGGAGGACAGGTGAGCGGATGGAAAAGAAGCCAATTTACGAAAAGCAATTCACTAATTTGAAAACTGTTAAAGATAGCTCGGATGAGGGACTAATGAATATAGTGCTATTGATGGTATTAGGATTTTCGTGTTTAGCTTTGCTCTTGAGTATATGGATAAAATAAGGGGTGAGCGGATGACACCAGAAGTAGTATTAATGTGCGTCTTGATAGGAATCGGAGTCGCATTACTGCCGAAGATATTAAAAGTTTTAATAGCAATAGTAGCAGGTATACTGGGATGTATTCTGCTCTGTGTCGCCGTTATAATGGGGGTAAGTGTAAATCTATGGAGAAGATTTTCTTTGAAGAGGTGAGCGGGTGGAATCGAAAAACGAAAAAGCAGAGAGATACTTAATACAAAATCTTTTTAAATCTGTCGTTCCCAATCAACATGTAGAAAAGTTATACGAAATGATGGGCATTCTAGCGGATATGGGGATCGAAGTAAAAATAACGAATCATGTTCCCGACGCATCTAAAATGGAAATCTCGTTGCAATTGTGGATTGACGAAAAAATAGAATATGAACAAGTGCTCAAAGGTGATATGACAGAAACATACTTTTTCTTTCAGCATTGCAAGAACAAGATACTAGATCTATTAGCGATGGCTATTTATACAGAAAACAAAAACGGCGTAATAGGACGAATAGGATCAATAACGTAACGTTACAAAAGAATTGTTTTGTATCCCTTAACCGAAATTAAAAACCCAGTAAAATCAACGTTTTCGTATGTAATTAGGTTTACCATCCTAATTACAAACACGGAAATATCTACCAATTAGAATCATGAATATTATTCTACACCAAGGTAAATAGCACTAATACAACATTTGAATACTAGCATTCACAAAAAGCAATCAAAAATTATACATATCTGCATTATTTTCTATTTATAAGAATTCTACTAAATTTAAATGAGGTGATGGGGGTGAGTGTTAAATGGGAATATAACTCAATCGAATGTAAAGTTGAGAATTGGTTAGGGAAAGTACTTGATAAAATTGGGCTTAGTGAAGACAAGAGAGAGATGCTTTTTCACTTTGCTGATGGAGATATTTTCCGGATGTGTAATCTTATATCACGTATATGTTTTGTGGATGTATGGTGTGAAGAGATAATAGGAGATTTGGACGATTTAATTGGCTCTCCTTTGACGATGGCTGAGGAAGTATCCAATGTCGATCATGCCCAGAATGATTATAATGAAGGAAGTCACACATGGACATTCTACAAATTTTCTACAGCAAAAGGATATGTAACACTTCGATGGCTTGGCACATCCAACGGATTCTATAGTGAAGATGTGGACATCATGAAGCGAATTAAATAGAACTCAGCATCCCGAATTAAAATGGGGTGCTTTTTTTTATTGGAGGTGATGTAATTAATGAAGTTCATTGATCTTTTCGCTGGTATCGGTGGTATGCGTCTAGCATTCGAAGATTTTGGCACATGTGTATTCTCTTCAGAGATTGATAAGAAAGCGTGCGATACTTATCAACTCAACTTTGGAGAGAGACCGCACGGGGACATAACCAAAATAGATGCGAAAGACATTCCAGATCATGACATCCTTCTCGCTGGCTTCCCTTGTCAAGCGTTCAGCATGGCGGGTAAGCGGTTGGGATTTGAGGATGCTAGAGGAACCATGTTCTTTGAAATTGCACGCATCCTAAGAGAAAAGAAGCCAAGAGCATTTTTATTGGAAAATGTGAAAGGACTTACTCATAAGCCTTTCCGTCGTGAGTTTACAACCATTTTAAATATATTGGACGAATTGGGATATAATGTTGAATGGAAAGTACTTAGTTCAAAGGGATTGGTTCCGCAGAATCGTGAACGAGTTTATATTGTAGGAATGGATCGCATCGTTAACTTTTTGAAATTCGAATGGCCCATACTACCCGATAAAGGGCCCCCAGTAAAAAGTATCTTAGAGGATAACGCAGATGATAAGTATACTCTCCCCGATGGGACATGGAATCACTTTCAGCGCAAGAAAGAGAAGTATGGGCATGGGAAATCAGGAGGGTTTAGCTATAATATATTGGATTTAGAAACGTATGGACGCACATTACTAACTAAAGATATTTCTAACAATTTAATATTTCAAGAAGAAAAGAACCCGAGACAATTTACTACTCGAGAATGCGCAAGATATCAAGGATTTCCAGAAACATTTAAGATACCAGATAATCTTGGGAAGGAAACCACGTACAAGCAATTTGGCAACAGCGTAGCGGTACCAGTAGTTAACCGAATAGCAAAGCAAATGATGAAGGCACTCGAAAGGGTGCCTTTTTCATAAGGAGATGTTTAGAAATGACGTTAAAGGATCTCATTGACATCATCTACATCATTATTATTGGTGTGTGAAAGGAGGTGAATCGAATGCGTGTGACAACAACTCTGTTAGCAATTGCGCTACTTTTATGTACCACTGCTTTTGCTACGCCCATGCCACAAAAGACCTTTCCTGTTACCGCAGATATAGAAACTACACCCGTACACAATTCAGGCGATGCGGCGGATGATCCTGCTATCTGGGTTCATCCAACGGATGTAACTAAGAGCAGAATCCTAGGGAGCGATAAGCAAGAGGGAATTGAGGTATATGACCTTGATGGGAACCGAACAGTGAGCTATGACTTTGGGAAAATAAACAACATTGATCTTCGCTATGGCTTCCCTCTCGGAGGAAAGCGTGTGGACATTGTCGGCGGATCTAATAGAACTAGTTGGGAAATATCCCTCTATACAATAGAGGAAGGCCGCTTGCGTAATGTGAATGGCGCACCCATAAAACCCAAAATGCCCAAAATGTACGGGTTTTCAATGTACCATAGCCAGCGCACAGACAAATATTACGCCCTGATCGCTGGTAAAGGCGGAGAGTTTGAACAGTATGAACTCTATGACAATGGACAAGGGAAGATCGACGGGAAACTGGTTCGCTCGATGAAGTTCTCTTCGATGACAGAAGGGATAGTAGCAGATGATGAATATGGGTTCATCTATGTAGCAGAAGAACGAGGAAGCGTGTGGAAGTTTAATGCTGAACCAGGTGACGATACACTCACTAAGATTGGTACAGCTTGGGACGGAATGCTTACACCAGATATTGAGGGCATGACAATATACTATACGTCAGATGGTGGCGGATATCTCATCATCTCCAGCCAAGGGAATAGCACCTATGCAGTATATGACCGTGTAACCAATAAATATATTAATAGCTTTGAAATCAATAAAGGCATAGTGGATGGTACCTTTGATACTGATGGTATTGATGTGGTGAGCTTCGGCCTAGGGGATAAATGGCCTAATGGCTTCTTTGTTGCCCAAGATGGAGTCAACACAGACAAGCGATTCCCTTTCTTATTCAATCAGAACTTCAAAGTAGTGTCATGGGAGAAGATAGCAAAAGCCCTAAACTTGAAAATAGATAATAGCGTTAACCCACGTCATCTCCAGAAAAGAGGCGAGTAGCTTCCTCTCTTATGAGAGGGGGTGAGCAGAATGGACTTCTTACAACCTATCATTGATATAATCCGCGGAATCATCGGATTGTAGTCGAGGCCCCTTAACGGGGCTACATAAGGAGATGATCATATGGACTTCATTAATACTATTAATTGGGAAAATGTGTTGTATGCGATATTCACACTTTTGGCGGCAAGTGGTGTTACATTCAGTTGGCTCAAGAAGATGTGCCAGAAGATTGAATCTACTAATCTACGTGTGGAAGAGCACAGGGACGAGATACGCGAGATTGTGGATGAGATGAGGAAGCTGATCGAAAACAACAAGGGGGCGAAGCCATGACACGCGTTAGATTTCTGCAACCGTTCGTGTATGCCGGCGCGACAATGACGGATTCTTATAGCTTTAACGCTAGCCCGAACTTGGAGGGCTATCTAGACGATGAGGTAGCGGCGGACCTAATAAATGAGGGGTTAGCAGAAGCGGTTGTTTAACGACCACACACTCTACACAGGAGGTGAAACATGCTACAGAAGTTGAAGAAGATGCTCAATATACAAGAGAAAAAACAATATGGTGCATACTCCCTCCTGAATGGGCCATGGAGTGTGTGGGGTTGGGATTCACAAGTAACAGGATGGAAGTATGATCGATACGCATGGTTGGGCTACATGATGAACCCTATTGCGTATCGAGCGGTGAATATTATCGCTGATGCAGTAGCTGGAATACCATGGAAATTATACCGTAAGATGGCAGATAATCGGGATGTAGAGATTGAGCAAGCTCCTGTACTAGATCTCCTCAAGCGACCTAACCCATCCATGGGTGAAAAGGACTTCTTTGCACAGTTCGTACAGTACTTACAATTAAGCGGAAACACATATGTTCGCAGTGCAGGGCCAAGCTCCGGGATGAATCCGAAGGAGCTTTATTTTTTACGACCAGATCGCATTGAGATAAAAAGCGGTGATTGTGGTCTGGGGGGTATATGCCCCGACGAGTTCGACGGATTGATATATGAATACACGTGTGGGAATGCCAAGGAGCGTATCGACCTAAGATACTTCCATCACACGCGGTTGTGGAATCCACTGTGCGATCTATATGGCCTGTCACCATTGCAACCAGCTAGCTCTAGCATTGACCAACTAAACGAGGCCCTACAGTGGAATGTATCGCTACTTAAGAATTCTGCCTCCCCATCGGGCGTGCTCTCTAGCGATGGTAACCTATCGGATGAACAAATTGCTAGATTGAAAGAGCAAATGGCATTGAAACATCAAGGGGTGTGGAACAGTGGTAAGCCACTCTTGCTTGAAGGCGGATTGAAATTTGACCAAATGGGCATGAGCCCTAAAGACATGGACTGGATTAAAGGAACACAATTGGCCACCAAGAACATTTGTTTGACACTAGGAATTGACCCTAGTCTAATGGGAGATAGCGATCACAAGACGTATTCTACATTCCGAGATGCTGAACGTTCGTTCTATATAAATACGGTTATTCCACTTCTCGAGAAGATAAGAGATGACTTCTTAAATAGATGGCTATTACCAAGGTTCAACATGGGCGATAACGTATACTTCGAATTCGATATCGCAGCCATAGAAGTTCTTTCGGACTCAAGGACTGAGGTTTTTGAAAGAATGATATCGGGGGTAGCGGCAGGCATTATAACGGTGAATGAAGCTCGCGAGGAATTGGGTTACAGCGAGCTAAATAATCCGGAGGACGATACAACACGCGATGACACAGAGGAATATATAGACATTGAAGAGCGTCCTGACGAAGGATGATTTTTTATTTTAAGGGGGCAAAAAGATGGCAAATGTACCAATTTATTTAAATCAAGGTGGAACTGTCCTTACAATTGGCGAGGGCGGAAGTATTGATACCTCCGCAACCTCCGCAGATGTTGCAACAGGCAAAACGCTAGTGGGATCAAAAATGTTTATCTCTTCTGTGCAAACTGGAGACGGCATGGCGCAGAACGTAGCGCATTTTCTGGGCGTAACACCTTCAGCATATGTGATTATTCCCCAAGTTGTGCCGATGGGAGCCGGCGGAGAATTCAGCGCAGTTGTGGACGCGATGAACACGGATGAAACGAATATCGTGTGCACTGTTACAGATCAAGTGGACTATCAAGTCGTGGCGTGGGCGTGATGAATATGGAAACTAAAGATTTCAAAGTAGAGTTTAAAGACTTCGACGACAGAACAGGCGAATTCGAAGCGTATATTTCTACTAAAAGTATTGACTCTCACAATGATAGAGTATTGCCCACTGCATTTAATCGCAGTGTTTCCCACAACAAAGGAGTTTTCCCAATATTATGGATGCATGACGTTAGCAAGCCTGTGGGCGCGAGTACAAAGCTATCTATAGAGAAGGATGGCGTGCGTGCGTTCGGAAAGGTCAATCTGGATATAGAACTCGGGCGAGAAATATACAGCGGTATGAAATTTGACCCACCCTACATTGATCGCACTAGTATCGGGTTCCAGTCTCTAGATGACGAATATGACAGGAAGACGAATATCCGCACCATTAAAGAACTAAAGCTGATGGAATTTAGTCTCATAACTCGTAACTTCGCATCCAATTCCGAAGCAACAGTACAATCAGTGAAATCTGATTCACCCATATACAAACGAATAGAAGATCTTGAGAAGAGGTTCGGGGATAATCCCGAGCTTCTTTTTATGTTGGAGCAAAGACTTCATGAACTAGAACAACGCATGGCTGGCTCGCAGATTAGCACCCAGCCAACAGAGTGCTCGTCTGATGACACCACTCAACCCGAATCAACTGAGTTACGAGATGAAATGAAATCTGATCCTGTGCTAATGGGTGTACTCGATGACTTTAAAAAATATCTGAGGGGTGACAAGTGATGTCATTGATTGAACAAAAGACACTAGCTGAAGAGTTACAAAGTGTGTTTGAACAATTTAAAGAAACGAATGAACAGAAGAGTGTGGAGATTAATAAGCTTGGTGAAGAAACAAAAGAAACGCGTAATAAGATGGAGAAAATGAGTGACCGGATGGATGAAATCGAAACAAAATTGAGCCGTCCTCAGTTACAAGCTACAGATACTCGAGATGTTCAAAACGAGTACACAAAAGCATTCGTAGATTGGTTTAAAAAAGGTGACGAAAGAATAAAAGGTATGGACACCAAGGCTACATTCCCGAACATGAACGAAACTATCGATCCACAGGGGGGGTATCTAGTTCCGCCAGAGTGGTATCAGAGTGTAGTAGATTCATTGGTCCAGTGGTCTCCTGTGCGCCGTTACGCTACTGTGTTGCGCATGAATCGCAAAGAGTTACGCATCCCTGTTCAACAGCAAGCACAGAATCTACAGACAGGAACACCAGCATCTGGACTATTCCGGACAAGTTGGGGGAGCGAATTTGGCCCTATTACGCAAACGGACACGGGACTGTTAGGGCAGAAAACACTCGTAGCATGTGACTTAAATGCTTTCCCATTTGCTACTAATGACATGATCGATGATAGCGCATATGGATCTATTGAAGCGTATATCCAAGAAAATATAGCCAAGTCGATTGCTTACGCAGAGGGCAGAAGCTTCGTTGTGGGAGACGGCATATTAGAGCCAACAGGGCTTTTAAACCCAACTGTTACAGGGAGCTATTCTTCGGTAACAGCAACAGGAGTCGCCAACACCATAGGTACAACTGGAGATGTATTAATTGATGCATTCTACACACTTCCAGATTTCTATGCGCGCAACGGAACATGGTTCATGAACCGTCAAACGATTAGAATTGTACGCGAATGGGTTGATGGACAAGGGCAGTATCTATGGACTCCAACCTTTGGCAATACATTAAGCACCGAAGCACCAGGCGCAATCCTCGGACGTCCCTACCAAGAGCTTATTGATATGCCTGCTCCTAATAACGCTGGAGTCTATGAAAATGGATCTATTCCTATTCTCTTCGGTGACATGAGATCGGCATATTACATTGGTGACCGTTTAGGCATGACAATGCTACGTGACCCTTACACCAACAAGCCGTACGTAAGCTATTGGACTCGCAGTCGTGTAGCTGGAAACGTAATTCTTCCAGAGGCACTAGTTAAAATCGAGTTGGCATCTTAATAGAGGAGGAAAATCAAATGGCAAAAATGGATATGTACAATAATATTGCTCCACTTCTTCAAATCCCGCCTCTCGCGTATTCGGCTACAGAAACACCAGCAACTGGGGCGGACTTACAAGGATACGAGTCTTGTACGTTTATAATCACCACAGCGGACATAACGAGCGGTACTTGGACGGTTACATTCGAGGAATCGGATGAAGAATCTGCAAATTTTACCGAAATTGATGCAGCCGATCTATTGGGAAGTGCGCCTGGTCCCTTTACAAATTCTGGTGCTTTTGATGAAAAAATTTACAAAGTAGGATATATCGGAACAAAACGTTATGTGCGTTGCGTGGTGACCGAAACCGCCATGGGCACGGCTAATTTTAGCGTCATTGTAGAACGTGGAAATCCGCATAGTGCGCCTACACCAACCGACTTGAATGCGTAGGAGTGATACATTGTGAAACGAGTACGCATGATTCGTACTAAGCATATGCAGCGCGGAAGCCAAAGATATCGATACGACGAGGGGAAGGTATTTTATCTTCCCCTTAATGTTGCAAAAATGTTTATCCAAGAAGGATCAGCGATGGAAGATAAGTCTGTGGACGCGCCATCCGAAACAAAAGCAAAGCCCAAGCGTAAGAAAAAAGCCATTTGAGGAGGTGAGGGGTTATGTCGTGGCGACTCATCGTACCGCCAACAGTAACGCCCGTGAGCGTGTCAGAGGCAAAAGAACACGAGCGAATATCTATCAATGATGCAGCCGAGGACTTACTAATACAACAACAACTATTCGCTGCTACTCGATTTGCAGAAGAGTTTACACGTCGCGCTTTCGTTACCCAGACCTGGGAGCTACGTACTACAAAAATCGCGCAAATTATGGAAATTCCACGGCCCCCACTTCTTGAGATTATTCCAAATAGTACCGACGCATCAAGCATGGTGTTCACTAACATGAATGATGTAACTACTGCTATCGACGACGATACCTGGTTTCAAGACAATGTGGATGAGCCCGGTCGTCTAATATTCAAGTCCAGTTTAGCATTCCCATATCCTTGGGCCACATGGGGGTGGGGATGCATTCCGTATGGGTACATGACGCTGAAGTTTCGCGCAGGATATGGTGTCGACGGGGATACGAGTGTGGAAAATATCCCTTGGGAAATTAAAGAGGCTATCCTGCAAATATTCGGCTTCTTGTACCAGAACCGCGAAGGCCAGCCTATCCCGTGCGGAAGCGTTGCGCATACGTTACTCCAGCCGTTTAAGGTGGAATATTTATGAGCTGTGGATTCGGTGCAGGTTGTGGAAAGGGAAACTATAAGCCGTCTGTATTTCCGGCGATTGACGCGGGCTCCTTTCGCCAAAAGGTAGAGATACAGACGCCATTTCTTCTCGAGGATAACCAGGGTGGAGGATTGTATCAATGGTCTACTATTGCCACAGCATGGGCACGTATTGAAACGATTGATAGTGGTTCCTACGGGTCGTTGGTTAACCGCGAAAATTGGGAAGAAGGCCAGTTACGGGCACGTAATAGTTATAGAATCACACTGCGCTATGGCCCTACAATCACTACAGATATGCGCATCATCTATAATGGAAGAGATTTAGAGATACAGTCAGTAGTAAATGTAGACGAGTTAAATTGGGTGATTACGTTATTTTGTCAGGAGATGGGAAACGGTGAACCTCAAAATTAAAGTTCTTGGAGTAAACCAAGCCATCAATAATATTGAGAACTACATGAAGCGTAAGCACGCTAGTCTATTAGGTGCGGTCGCTGAATCGTCGGCTTCTATAAAATCAGAAGCTAGGAGTCTAACACCTGTGGATTTAGGAGATCTTCGTGACAGTATCAACTATACAGTTAAAGATCGCAAGAATGTAATTGAGGGCGACATCTTAGCAGATTCTTCTTACGCTGCCTATGTTGAATTCCCCACTAGGCCTCACTGGGCTCCGCGAGAGGCGTTGCAAGGATGGGCTGACCGTCATGGCATTCCAGTATATGCCGTACAACGAGCCATCGCTGAAAAAGGAACACTTGGTAAGCCGTATATGGCTCCAGCAGCTGCTCGTGAGAAGCCCAAATTTATCCGCGCGGTTAGAAGGGCTATGAGTAGCCCATGAGCGGAGGAAATAGTTTTAACCCGATACTCGTAGCTGTTACACAACTTTTGAAAGCAGACCCCACGCTGATGAGTCAGGTTACTGGGGTCTTTAATTTTGTACCTGATAATCAACTTTTTCCGTACGTTTGCATTAACACCACGTCGCCAAATCAATATCAAACCATGGACCGATACGGGCAAGATGTAACTATAAACGTAGATGTATACGGGCAAACGATTGGACCCAATGCTTATCAAGGCTCTAAACAAATAAACGACATTATGAACTCTGTGCAACGCCTGTTATCGCGTACATTCTTTCCAATTATAGGGTGGAGCAATCTTGGATGTGTGGGAACATACTCTAATACTCTCCAAAACGGAAAGGGACTCACGTATCAGGGTGTTATGCGATTTGAATTAAAAGTACTACAAGAGTACAGTCCCGATTATTAAGGAGGGATACAATGCCCCGTACAGTTATTACAGTAACTAACTTGGACCCTCAAAAGAGCGTGGGACTAACACTAGAAGACGCAGACGCAATGAATGGCATGATGTTTTCCAATGATGGCACCTCAGCCCTCGTGGTTAAAAATGATGGGGCAATGGACCCTGTGCAAGTAACCATTGTTGCTGTACCTGACGAGGCCGGCCGCGCTGTGAATTATGTAAAAACCGTAGACGCTGGAACCACGGAGGTATTTGGATACTATTTACCTGCGTGGTGGAATCAGACGGCTCAAAATCTTGGATATATCTATGTAGACTTCGATGATGATACGGACATTAAAGTCGGAGTTATTAACTTTTAGGAGGGGATAAAATGGCAGCAACACCGCTTACAGTTTATACAGTCCCATTTCAAGGCGTAATGAATCTTACAGCAAATAACACTACTGCTACTGCTGAAATGACATTTGTCAACGATGGGTATACAGTCATGAACGTCGTTAATGCTGATCCAGATAACGCGCTCACTGTTACGATAACTGGTGTGAAAGACAACGCAGGCCGGGGGAAAACAATTACTCAGGAAGTGGCTGCGGCTGGAGGTTACTTCATGTTCGGACCACTCCGCCCAATTTGGTGGAACGATTCTGGCGATGTTCAAGTTTCTTTCAGCACCGGAGATGACATGGGCGTTCCCAATACCCTAGCTAATATTGGTGTTAAAGTAATGAAACTTCAATTTTAAGGAGGGGCATAAATGGCAATTCAGGAGTTAAAACCAGGGGCAGGATATGTAACCGTGCCATTCCAGGGGCACGCCAATTTGACAGCGAGTTTTGTTGCGGCTACACAAACGAACATTAGTTTCGTAAATGATGGGTATTGCGTATTGTTTGTGCAAAACAATAGCGGAGGAGATCGCCTTGTTAAGATTCAGTCTGAGCCAGATAATGCTGGCAGAATCGACGAGGCGCTAACAAACGATGGGTTTGACGTACCTACAATGACCACCGAGATGTTTGGACCATTTCGGCCGATTTGGTGGAACGAAGCAGGTAAAGTGTTCATTGAACTCGATGCAATTGCAACGACAAACCTACTTGTGGTCAAGTATCAATTTTAGGAGGAGGGACCTATGGCAGTAATACAAACCCTCGATGTAGTGCGTGTTCCTTTCCAAGGGGAGATAAATTTCACAGATCAATTTTCTAATGCTTATACTCAAATGAAGTACCCAAATGACGGGTACACCGTTCTTTATGTCCGCGTTGGAGCTGTTACTCCTACTATTACAATTAGTTCTGTACAAGATAGCGCCAGTCGATATGGAAATGTTGGGCCAACCGTAATGCAAGCAAACAAAACCGTATCGTATGGACCATTTAGGCCAATTTGGTGGAACAATAGTGGCTTTGTCTATGTAACCCTAAGCAACGCAGCTAATGTTACTGTTGCTGTACTAAATTATCAATTCTAAATACAAAGAGAACACCCGTTGAGGTGTTTTTTTATGCCCAAAAAGGAGGATTCAGAATGCCAACAAGTGCATTTGCAGGGTTTACAGGGAAGGTGTATATATCCGTGGACGGCATGAACACGTGGGTACCCGTGGGCGAGACGCGTGACGCAACACTCACTGTGAACCAGGAAGAAATTGACGCAACATCGTTTGACAGTATCGGATGGATGGAAAACATTGTGGGACTCCTCTCATGGGAAATGAGCATGGAGTCCCTTTACGTATACGGGAATGAAGGGCAGACCGAGTTAGAGGATTCCCTATTAGGAGGACAAGTTGTGGGATGGAGATTCTTGCCCAAGGTTCAAGCTGGTAACAAGGGTTATCAGGGGCAGGGATTTGCTACAAGTTACGAAGTTAATATCCCCGTGGACGACGCGGTTACATTGTCGCTAAACATAAAGGGCTCTGGATACTTAGAGACCTATACTGCTTCCTAGGAGGGGATATTTAATGGCCAATAAGCACCGTGGAGAAGTCTCAATTAAGCTAGATAAAATGCGTAAATTAAGATTTAATACGCACGCTCTGGCGGAGTTAGAAGACATCTTAGGACATTCTCTTACAAAGCTAGACACTGCGGAGGTAGGAGTTAAAACAATCGTAAAAATGTTTTGGGCCGGTATGATTCATGAGCTTCCTGAGTTAACTCTTAAAGAAGCTGCCGACTTAATGGACTACAGTACAATATCCGAAGTATCCGAAAAGGTTCGAGAAGCATTAGAACTATCTTTTGGAACAGAGGACGACAAGGAAAAAAAAAGAGGAACGATCTGAGTGGAATTGGGTAGAAATAAAAAAGCTCGCATTCGGTCCGCTTTCGCTGAGTCCAAAAGAGTTTTGGAGCTTAACCCCTGTGGAAATCTTCGCTATGGCTGAAGGGTATCACGAGCGTTATGATACCCAAATGCATATAGTCGCTTGGCACGCAGCCAATGTAATGAATATCCACACTAAAAAGCATATAACAATCGATGGTCTTCTAGGAAAGAAGAAAGAAATGACGCAAATTGACCGCGAAACACAAGTTGAAAAGCTACGTAGTGCCCTAGCAGAGAGGAGGATGAAAAATGGCAACTAATACAATAGCTACTCTTCTGATAAAAATTGGTGTCCAAACTCAGTCTCTGACCAAGGGAATGAAAGAAATTGAGGGTAAATTAGGTAAGGCTACAAAGGACTTTTCTGCATCCTCTTTGGCAATAAGAGCTTCTTTTGCTGCCATTGGTACGGCCGCGGTAGCTGGTTTAGGAGTTGCGGTCAATAAAGCTATTAAATTCGAAAATCAGATGACGCGCGTTAAAGCAGTAACTAATGCAACTGACACTGAATTTAAGCAACTCCAAGACACTGCTTTCAAGTTGAGTAATGCAACTGGCGAATCTTCTACTAAGATAGCCGAA